GAAAGCAATGCTCCTGAGCCTGAAGGAGAAACTACAGTTGCTTCTGAAGAAGTAAATGAAACTCTCGGAGAAGGAGAAACAACAGATAGTGAACGAGGAAATGGAGGAACTGAAACAGTTGCTGAAAGAGAAGAAACCCTCGAAAGCAGAGATACAGAGGTGGAAGAAAGCAGGGATAGTAGAAACACTAGAGTTGATACTCAAGCTATTTCGATAGAATCTATAGAAAAGAAAGTCAATGAAACTCTTAAACGAGTAGACCAAAGACTTATTGCTACTTCCCTCATAGTAGCAAGGGCTATGGAAAGCCCACTTTCTATGGACAATTACGGGCAAACCAACAATAATATATTTAATAATCAATTAAATATTGACGGAGGTAGTTATGATGACCAAAGAGAATACATTGATTTGCGAGATATATATGCTGAGAATCAAAATGTTTACAACGACTCTATGGCACAACATCAAGCAAACATTCAACAAAGTGTTGATGAAGTTATAAGAGCAGAAGAACATCTGAGGAGGATTCGTGGATATTAAAGTAATAACAGGAGCTGTAGGTCTAGTCATAACTCTAGGTGGATTATTTGTTTATCAAGGACAATTAATCCAACGAGTAGAGGTATTAGAGGCTAAACAATCAGTAGATATTAAACCTTTGACAGCAGACATTGCTATTAATAAGGCAGAAATAGCAGTATTAAATGCTAAAGTTAATGAAATGAAAGCTAGGTCAGACAACCCACTAGGACAATAATATGCCAAAAAAAGCAGACTTAGATAAAGAAGCCAAGTTTATAGAATTTTTTTGTGAGGGAGATACACAAGGAAACGCTAAAGCTAGTTGTATAAAAGCAGGTTGGGATAAAGATAAAAGTCCTAGCCAAATGGGGTCTTATCTTCGTAAAAAACTATCTAACGAAATTAGAAAGAAAAACGAAGAAAGGATAGCGTCTACTTCAAGTTATGCAATTAGCAGATTACAGGATATGTTAAATTCAGAACAAGATTCTGTAGTTTTAAATTCTGCAAGACTTGTTTTAGAACTAGGTAATTTTAATCCTCAGACTATAAACTTAAATATAGATGACACCAAACAAAAATCTGACGCAGAATTAATGCAAGAATTAGCTGTTTTAGTTAAGGATATGCCCGGTTTTGCACCAAAACTTCAAGAAATGGAAGAAAAAAAATCTAAAAAAATTATAAAAACAGTAAAAAAACAATCACCTAAACCATCATTGACTAAACATTAAAGCTCATATTTAGGGTCATGGTATAGACCTTTCTGAGGTTTTTTTTGTAATTTACGTACTTTTACCTCTTTGTGTGTAAAAGACACAGTTTCAGGCAGTCTTTCGCTATCTTTAACAACTTTGTCAATCGCTTCTTTTTCCGAAACTGCACCAACTGCTCCACTAAATACAACTGTTGCTCTATAACAGTAATAGTTTTTTTTCATACATCTCCTAATTTATCTAAAGCACTAATTTCAATATCTATTAATTTTTCCATAATTATTTTATATTTTTCTTTATTGAAGTCTTTTTCTTTTACACCAACAAAGCTAGACCTTATTAAATCTGTATATATAAAATTACCTTCATTGCAATGTGGGCAGTTTTCTACGGAATTTTTGAATAAAAGCACACCAGTCCCATTGCAGAATGGACATTTTGTTATAATAGATTCTGTTATACCGGCTTGTACGTAGTTTGACACCAAATCGTTTGACACCAAATCATCATTTACACCAAATAAAATTTCTAATTCTTTTACTAAATTAAAATATATTTTTCCACGAGAAGAATCATCATCTAAAAACTTAGATAAAACGTAATATAATTCATTGTTGTTTAATCTTGCGTAAGAAAGTTTTAAAAGCACATCTTCTGACGTAATAGAGTCGTGGCTCTTTGACCTTGTGGAAGACAAATCACATGATGAGGGTAATAGTTTTGCTAATAATTCAGCTTTCAAGCTTCCAAATCCTAAATTTTTCTTTTGCAATAGTACGAAAAGACACTTTAATGCCTTTTTGCCAAGCATAATGTCTTACTGCGTCAACAATTTTATATTCATTTACCACAAAAGACTCCCCCTTTTTCATGTTAATCATAGCCTGTATGTATTCATCATACTTGCTTCTTGCACTTAAATGAACATCTTTTTCTATCTTAATCATTGTTTTTGTACCATTCATATAACTCCTCTTGTGTACCAAATTTTTCTTCAAATATTTTTTTATTGTGATGTACTCCCTCTTTACCTCTATGATGCAAATAACAAAGCCCGATAAATTTTTCTTCGTTCCTCAATCCCATTCCTGCTCCTGTCAAATGATGAATTTCACATTCAGAAAAAACCCCGTATATTTTAGCACACACCGTACAACCAAATGACGCACATTTTTTATATTCTTTTTGCTTTTCTTTATTAGGTTTCTTAGCCATGTTTAAAAATTATGTGTTAACACACTTAGCTATACTCCCCCCAAAGTGCAGACCTAAATGTCTGACACTTAATCGTCAAACGGGCTTTCCTCTTTTTCTACTTCTGAAAGATAATCTACTTGTATATCCCATTTAGATTCTAAATCATCACAAAAATCATTAGCTTCTTTTTCGCTAAATCCTACTTCTTGCAATGCTCTTACAGAATAATTCCTGTTGTAGTCTTCCCCCGAGTTTTCTATTTCTTCTATTGTATCAAAATAAAAATAATTACACGTTTTGCCCATCAGCTTAACTCCTAATAAATCTAAATTATTTATTTCCAAACTTTTCTTTCATTTCTTCTTCCATAAATAAATCGTGAGAAATAACATTTTCAATATATTCTTTCAAATCTTTTGTCAACTGAGAATCATCAATGTCTTTCGCTTTGATTCTTTGGCTTAAAACACCCATAATGCAGTAAAAACTCAAAGTTTCTCCCATTTCCGATTGTTGTATATATTCCTTAACATCATCATTTGAAACGTGATTTTCAAAATCTTCTTTTAATTTATTGTATTCAAGTTTAATTTCATCGGGTTTTATTAATCCATGCACTAAATCAAAAACTAAGTCTTGTAAGTTTTGACGTTTTACAAAAGTCAAACCATTCGGATAATATTCGCTAAAATAAGAGTTCTTTCTGTTTTTTTTATAACCATATTTTCCCTCAATAAAGGTATTAAAAAATAAACGAGAATCGTCTTTAAGAGCAAATTTTCTTTCTTGTTTATGTTTTTTTGTTTTTTCCTCGTCTTCTTTCAATAATCTATTTGCGATTTTGATTAAAGTTTTATTGTCCCATGTTGCACATTCCATAATTTTCTCCTTTTAACTTAATTCTTGATAAAATTTCTTTTCTCTCCGTACATTTGCAGATTGTGTTCTAAATAAATCACAAAACAATTCAGCAGACTTAATTTTATGCCTTAAACCTATGTATTTTTCTTTAGCTTCAGCTATCAAGTCTATGTAATCTATCACTTTTTGCTGTGTGTTAGCGATAGCTTCTCTCTCTTTTTGCGTCATTTTGTCATTCATTAGCTTTAAATATTCCATATCTCTATGATATTTCATTTCTGAGTTATATTTTTCATATAAACTCTCCCATTTGGCAAGTTCTTGCCCTAGCTCAGATATTTTATGAACGGCTTTTTCTAATGTTTCGTCCCCGAGCTTAATCATTTTTCTTCTTTAGGCACGATTGCCATTCCCTCGTTATTTTTTGTATTTACCAATTCTGTCAAAAGCTTTTCAATGAGAGCCAAAATTTCTTTTTTCCCGTCTTCATTTCCCATAATATAATCTTCTTGTGAATAAACACCTTTTTTTTCAGATACTTTTGTTTCACTTACATAGATTATATAAAGCTCCATTATTGCTTTCTCATAAGTTTCTTTTGTATTATTGGCTAATAGCCTGTGGAATTCGTTCATATCTATCATTTAATCACTCCTATTAATTTATTTTTTACTTTTGTTGGCAAACTATCAAAGTTCTCTTTCGTTTTGTGGCTTCGATAAAGCTCAACAAATCTTTCTTCTATTTTTTCGTAATCTTTTTCGCAAGTTTTGTTCAATTTTAATCCCCCGAGCATTTGGTAAACCTTGTTAGCCGTTTCATCTTTTACTTCTTTTCTGTTAAAAAAATCCAAAAGATATTTTTTAATTTCTAAACTAGAATCAGACAGGTTTTTAACCACATCACAAACTTGTGGCTTCCATTCGCTAGATTGTGTATGTACTGAAAATGCCCTGATACAGTCTTCCATTTGATATGTTCTCAAAGCTAACCAAAAAAATCCTTTTTGTGTGTTATTGAGTAATTTCTGTTTAGGATATGCTTTATCTACTAACTCGATAAAAGCCTTAAATTCTTGTTCTGTCATTATTCCTTGTTCCTTAGTTATTTATAACTTATTTATTAATAACTATAGTTAATTATAAATATATATGTTTATTTATATATAATTATACATACATAGTTATCTATAATTATTAGAAAGTCAATATAAAAATTATTCAAATATTCCTTGCATTGTGTAAATGTTTGTATTATTGTGGTATTTGAAACAAGGAGAAAACAATGAAATTTGATAAAGAAACGAAAGTTTTTATGGAAACCTACGATTTAGACGAAAGTCTATTTTGGGATTGTCATGGAAGTCCTATACTTTTGCATAGAGGGTGGCTAAAAGTAGCCAAAAAGTTAGGCATTGTAGACTATAATCTTACAGAAATTGAATTTAATAGCCAATTAGGTATTTGCGTCATTAAATGCTCTGCTACGTTAGACGGAATTACTCATACAGACTACGGGGAATCTTCCCCAAAAAACAATACCAATGCTTATATTTGGGCAATGGCTATCAAAAGAGCAAAAGACAGAGTTATTAGGGAATTTACAAACGTAAGTGGTGTAGTTTATTCTGACGCAGATTTAGTAAAAGGGAAAGACGGGAAAATGCAAATGGCAGACAAAGTCGATGCTTTTGAAAGAACAACAGACGAACAGGTAGCTGAAGCTATCGCAGAAGTCAAAAACATAAAAAACAAAAAGGTTATAAAAGATGAAAAATCTAAATCTAAGAAGCAGTAATTTTATAAATTATATTTTTGGAAAATATGTTTCTCGGGAAGAACAGTTAGCACTTGATTTAGAGGGAAAAGAAAGAGAAATCGAGGGAAGTTGGCAAAAATACATAATGAATTATGGAAATCTTCACGAAAAGCATGGAATTGCAGAATGGGTTGTATGGGCAGAAGAAATGCCAAATTATATACTCGATAAACAAAAGTCGTTTTCCGTCCCAAATTGGCTCGATTTAGACCAAGAAGAAACAATTAGTCTAAGTAGCACTCCTGACGGGATAAAATCAGATTTTAGCTGTATTCTCGAAGTCAAATGCAGTATGGGTGGCAAGTCATGTTATAAAGATTTACCAAAAGACAAGCTTCCTCAAATATACGGGCAACAAATGGTGTTGAATAGTTGGTTAGAAAGCCAAAAAAACAAAGAAAGAGTAGAAAAAACTCATTTAATTAATTGGACTCCAAATCATACTAAAATTTGGGAATGTAAAAGAAACGAAGAATTTGAAAATTATCTTAAAAAATATTTAGAAATATATTCATGGGCATTGCTGAATGAAAAAGATGATGAATTAAAAAAACCAATAGAACAATTTAAGGGAGAAATAGAAAAAAGTATTAGCTTAATATATGAAGCTAAAGTATGTGTTTAAAAATAAAGTGTTAACACAGAGAAGGGATTGATAAGGTGTATAGTGGGTATTGTCTAGACACGTATGCTTAATGAGGACTAAAATCAAGTGCGTTCCAAATCCTCGCCTTATTAATGGGATAAATAGGTAATAGCATACAAATTAATTGTACTGGTCAGTATGCAGACACTTTACAAACCTATGTATCCTTTAAATTAACAGGAGATATAAATGAAAGATAAAATATTAAAATTAATAAAGAAGTATGGTCTGTCTGACCATTTAAAGAAACAAACACCTATTGAGAATGGCAGTCTTGAATGGCATAAGATAATTGAGATATCAGGTGAGATTGAAATAGATGAGGTTGAAAAAAATAATTTGCAAAAAGAAAATTGGATTGAAGATGAAAAAGGAATTACTAATACTGAAAAAGGAACTCATTTCTATTTTGAAATAGAAGATGAGGTTATGAGTTATTTTAAAATTGTTGAACAAGAGATATAGAGGAGGAAGATGATGAGTAAAGAATATAGAGTAGGAGTAAATTTTGAAGAGGGTTTTTCAGTAAAAGTAAAAGCTGATAGTAAAGAACAAGCAAAACAAAAAGTGTTTGATATGGTAGATGAGTATGGAGCTTGTGTTATAAGTGATGAAGTACCGAAGTACCATGATAAAAATGTTTATCATAGGGAGTGGCTTATAACTAATGTAGAGGAAGATGATGAGTAAAGGCGATAAATCAAGAATTACGGACAAGAAAGCATTTGATGAGGGTTTTGACAGGATATTCAAAGAGAAGAAAAATCCGAAAGAGCCATATATCAATGAATATGGAGATATCAAAACCGAAAACATCAACGAATACGGGGACATTATAAGACTTGACAAGAATATAAAAGTTTGTCAATATTTAAGTATTGAACAAACAAGGAGAAGCCAATGGCTAAAAAAGACAGAATAATTAACGGGTGGAACGTATCTAAACCCGAAACAAAAATAGAGAAAGTGTTAGCACATCTCATGGAAAAAGAAACTATTACATCATGGGAAGCTATAACAAAATACAAAGCAACAAGACTATCAGCAATAATTTTTAATTTAAGAGTACATTTCAATATAAAATCCGTTGAAACTCGGGTAGGAAAATCACATTTTGCTACATACGTTTATAAAGGTAAGAAAAGATGAAAGAATTAAAAACTAACGCATGGAATGATAAGCCGAGAGAGTATTGGGTTTCATGGGACTATGATTTACCAAATACAGATTTAGCAGATTTATTGTTATCAGAAATAAACGAGTTAGTAAAAAAACATGGCATAAGCATAGGTTATGTTTATGTTGAAGATGAAGAAAATGGGAATAATTATAGAATAGAATTAACAACAGGGAAAGCTAATGAGTAAAGG